GGGAAGGAGCGAAACCCCTTCCCGTATATACTAAAAAGACCGGCGCAGTGCACCGGACTTAATAGTCTGATTAAAAATCTCTTGGAACTACACCAACAGCTTTTCTTTTCGCGCCGCTCCGAAGCTGTTCCTCTAATTGATCAATTTCGGTTTCCAACTTCTTGATTGAGTCCTCGAGCTGCGGCAGATCGAATCTGGTTAGGTTTCTGCTGCCGATTGCATACGACTTCACCTGCCCGCTGAGAAGCGCCGTATATGCGTCGTATGCAGCTTTCAACTGCCCTGTTTTGATCTCTAGCCTTTCCCTGATTACCGTTTTACTTGCCATGCCGTCTTACCTCCTACCATTCGTCAGCTACTGCTCTGCTGCGCTGCACCCGCTGCCGTTTTGGTCCTGTTTTTTCTTTTATTTTTTGCACTTTTTGTGGATTCTGCACATTTCGCAATCGTCTTTCGACCGCATCTAAATCCGGATCCAGTGTGCGAAACGCTGCAAGGGCATAGTTCCGGCAGTCCAGCGCCTCGTTTCGCTCATGTCCCGGTATCTTTTCCCATGCCCATCTGGTACGTCCTCTTTCTGTTTTCATCACCAGTTTTTCCGATAAAAGTCCAGAAAAAAACGCCGCATCATACCCGCAGCGTTCATCTTTTGGAAAATGGCAGTATTTTGGGCCTGCTTCCTGCACCTTGATGTTGTCCATAACGTCAGTCTTTCCGGCGTCAACACCAATCACATAGAGCCACGCTTTGCCGACAGCTCTGCCGTTGGCCATGATGTCTACCTTCGACGGTGGTTTCGTATATGGTATGCCGTCGCCGCCCTGTCCTTTGATCGCGAAAACGCGCTTGTTCAGTCGCCGCGCGCACTCTCGGTAGACGTCTTGTGTCTTGTGTCCGCCGGAGTCGACGAATGTCAGCGATATTTTCAGCCCTTGTTCCCGATTTTTGAACCGGTAGACATGGTCAATAACGTCATCCAGGCGCTCCCATACCTCCTGATAATGCGGATCACCCATGATGATCCCCTTTTTGACTCCCCAGGTCTCTCCGTAGTGGCCATGACCGACTACTTCATACTCTAGGCGATTGTCCTGCGTATCAACACCGCAGGTCAGTACCAGAACGCCGTCTGGCAATTCGACCGGCACTCCGTCGTCACCACATTTTCCGTAATCTTCGCGCCGTCCAAGTGCGGTATCTTCGTCGACGATGTCGCCACGATCCTCCCACAGCTCGCCGAGCATCGTGTTGTACACTACTTTCAGTTGCTGCGGATCATTTTTCGCCAATAGGAACGAATGGACCACCTTTTCCCACGGTTGCCACGGTGATGCGAACGAATTCAGCCAAAAAGATCGGTTTCCTCGCGCATAGGCGTCCGGGTATTTTGCGATCCATTTTGCCGGCTGTTTTCGCATCTGTTCTTCACTGGATAAGCAGCCGCAGGTCGGGCAGCACCATTCTATCGTTTTTACGATGTAGTCCTTTTTTCTGCCTTTTTTGATCGTGTCAAATGTGAATTTTATATCATCAAAAACGATGTCATGCCATGCGCCGCACTCCGGGCACTGCACGCACCAGCGCTCCTGTGTTCCCTCACTAAATAGTGTCTCAATTTTGCTCGCACCTTTGACCGTCGGCGTAGATACCGCGACCATTTTGGAATTATAGAATGTCGTCGTTCTTGCCTCGGCCAGTTTCCACGGATCCCCCTCCGTGCCTGCCGACAACGCCCAGCGATCCAGCTCATCGCCGATAACATATTTCGCCGGTATTGATGCCAGTCCGGATGCGCTGTTAGATCCGACAATGGTCAGCATACCGCCTGCAAATGATTTTTGCAGCATGGTGTTTCCGCTGTCGCGACTCTTAACGTCAGCGACCTTTTTCGACAGTGCCTTGCTGTCGCGGATCATCGGCGCAATTCTCAGACGCGAAAATTTCTTTGCGTCCTCGATCGTTGGCTGCACATACAGAATGCTACCGGGATCCTGGTCTATGATGTAGCCGATAATGTTCAGCTCACTTTCCGATTTTCCGACCTGCGACGATGCGACGACCGTAATTTTTTCAACATTCGGATCGTTGAACGCATCCATGATGTCGACCAGATACGGGGTCCGCTCATTCCGCCACGGGCCCGCTTCTGCACTGTTCTCGCGCGACAGCACGCGATAACTCGCAGCCCATTCAGATACCGTCAGATCCGCCGGCGGTCTGTAATTTGCAAATGCCTTGGAAAATGTCTTGTCGACAGGACGTTTTCGCTTTTTGCTATTCGTCATCGTCTTGCTGCTCATTCCAGCCCTCTCTTTCCCGCACTCTTTTTTTGTAGCTCTCCTCGTCGTATTCGTAATCAGCAAGGCTGTTGAGCAGCTGATATACCTCTTTTTTGATTCTGTCGGCTACCTGTGGTGCAGTATCCAGCGATGCGCAATCAACCGCCAGTTTCCCTGGCAGGGCCATCAGCATCGACCGCAGGAACATGACATGATCTGTGGTTATAGCCTCCACATCTTCGGCCCGATGCAATTCGCCTCGCAACTCTTTTAATTTCAGCTCCTGGATCTCAGCTTTCGCCTGCTTGATCCTTGCATCTCCGTCCAGCCTTGAGCTTTCGCTCTTGGCGTCCTTTTCGTTTTTTTCTTTGCTCCGGATAATGTCCCGTTGGTGCTGAAATAACGCCTGTATCGTCGGAACGACATCATATTTGACAGGTCTGCCCTCGCCTTTTATGACGCCATTTTTCGCCAAATACTCGATTTGTCTTGTCGTACTGCCATACAGATTTGCGATTACCTGCGTAGGCTGCAGGTTCCGCTTATCCGCGCTCTCTCCTTTTGACATTTTTGCCTGCTCCTTTTGTCCGAAATATTGTATTTGATTCAGTACATTTTCAGCGAATATGTGCTGAAAAAATTTCCAAAAACTAGATGACTTTTGGGCTCGCCAGCCCCACAGATGCTTTTTCTCCCCAGAAGAACCTATGCATCGCAGTATTTCCAATCGTTTTCAAGATTGTTTCACAAAATCGTTTCACATATTCGCATGTGAACGCCCTTGCACTCGCGTTTTCTTCACAACTCTCTGTGTATCACATGCCCGATCTGAGCCTCGGAATGGTATCTGGCATCGTCTTTCATGTCGTTTTCGATAAATTCCTCATCGAATGAAAAAACACCGTTTTAGGTGCCATTGTGAGGCTTGTGCAACTTCTTAAGATTTTGCATGCCGCCTTATTATTATAGAATAAGCTTTATTATATTATAATAATATATATAATATATAATAATGCATTACTATATAGTATTTCTGTAGAATAACCATAATGTTATTCTATACAATGCAGCTTGCCTCGAATTCCAGGATCATTTTTTCAGCAGATACAGCTCGCAGCAGTGATCAAATCGCTTTCCCAGATTATTGTTGATCGCGGTTGCAATGTTCTTTTCGACTTTCTCGTTGCTCACCATCTGCGGCATGGATAACGTCTTTATCGCCTTTAGGTCGTTTCGGTTCTTGCTCTGCCGCTGGAATGGTATATAGTTTGTGCCGCCTGGCTGTTTGTTCCCAGTATGCATCAGCATGATTGGGCTCTTGTTGCTCGACTTCGTTGACTGGTGCGTGAAGTTTCGACCAATGTTTTTCCGCTGCTTCTTGCTCAGCTTCTTGACTTTGCTCCACGTTTTCTTTTCGCCTTTGATGACCTGCGCTTTGAGTGTGTAACTTTGTTTCGGCGCCTTTGGCGTCATGCCGAAGTGTGTCGGGGTCAAGACGCGCCCTTTGTACACCAGCGCAGCACTCGCTATCGTGTCACCTTTTGTTTGCACGCTCCCGGCCCTTTTTTCGTTGCTTCCGCCCTTTGCGGGACTGATCTCCGCCTTCTTGATATTGTACTCCTTGACGACTTCCTGCGATACCCATGACGGTGCTCGCTGCCTAAAGTCCTTGATCGTTCGGTCTACAACCTTTTTAGGGGCTTTCCGCATCTGATCCAATTCCTTGTATACGTCTTCAAAGTTTGTACTTTTGGATTTTCCCATACGCCGCTGCGCCCCTTTCGCGTGTTGTCTCTTGCCGGAGCAGATGAAAACCGCTGCACCTATTTCTTGATGCAGCGGTTTTCGGTGAGTGTATGTTGTTGAGGATACTAAAAATGAATCGCTAAGGGTAATCTTCGTGTGATAACGTGCCTTTGCTCCGACACTTATGTTATAGCACACAAATTGTCTTACGAACAATTACAAAACATTACAAAACATTACAAACTTAAGGTAATTCCCATGTTCTCCTGCGCCCTTGTGACGTGCCGCTTGTCACCGCTTTTCAGCACTTCGATGCAGGCTAGACAATTCTTGCATTGTCCGTCACATGGGATCCAGCCTTTTTTCTTGGCCATTGGTTCATCGCAGTATCTTCTCACAATTTTTTCGACTTCAGCCATGTCTCCACCTCCTGTTCGGATTGTTCGAAGTATTTCTCATAATTGTCGAATCCGTTTGTCTCTGTGTACGGGCAGCTGTCAAAAGGACATTGCACGCTCTTTTGCGTTACGTGGGCATGGGTGCAGTACTTACATCCGCGCTGTACGCGTTCCCTGCGCTCAGTTGTCCTCATCATCGCTGTACTTCCTTTGCTTTGCCAGGGCCTGCAGGGCGTGTCCATGTACGCGCCATACTGCCATCAGATTCTTCTCTTCATCGTCACCGTACAAACGGATCGCAACGTCGCTCCAGCGGGTATGTCGAAGGTTTTCGCAGTCTATGTACCGCAGGCGCAGCACCTCTCGCTGCATCGGGTCCGTCAGTTCGTCGATAGCATCTTCGATTTCTGCCATCTCACCGTCAAGCTCTGCGAGCCTCGCATTGATTTTCTTTTCCTGCTCCATTTTACGCAATGCCGCATTTTCCATTCGGCTTGTCCTTAGTAGCGAGCGCTGCGATCCATCTCCGGCCTGCATGGCCGGCAGTTCAGTGTCATTCTCAAGGCGCGCGAGCCTGTCACACTGATTGCAGTATTCCATTTGCAAATAAACGTACTTGCACAGTCTGTTCTTTGTTACGGCTCCGCCCATCCTTTGCTACCCTCCCGGTTACATCCTCCATTCGCAGTGTCCATCTACACCGTTATCGTCTGGTCCGTTGCAAACTTCATCGCATGTGAATCTATGTTCACAATCTCTGCAGCACAGGTCTACACCTCGCTCGCAATCCTCGCCTGCACATTTGCTCATCTTCACTGTCTCATCTGCGTTAATCTTTCTGCTTTCCATCAATTTTCTCCCTTCACATATAAATCAAAATAGGTTACGGCCACAGCGAACGCCTGCCACATGTCCGCCCTGAATCCGTAGAAGAAACCCGGATCTTTCTTTGTGCCTTTTCCGCCGTTCGATACGCCTGCCGCATATCTGTCTATCAGTGCCTGCCTAATGTTCGCATCTTTGGCTTTCATGGTACCGCACATGTTCAATTTTTCCTCTTTTCGGTATATTAGCCTGCAATTCCTGTAGAATTGTTTGCCGGTTCTGTGCTTTGCAAACTCTAGTAATCGACCAATAAAGACGCAGGTATCAAACACCGTTTTCCCTACTGCCATGCCGTAGCTGGCAACCATTTCAACCGCCAGGTCATAGCTGCCCATGTTCGCAATCAGCACATCGTATATGTACCGGTTATCAGTCTTGCCGGCGTCCAGTATCGCGACGATTTCCTGTCCGTCATGCTCCACGACTACATAGCCACTTTTTTCGTTCCCCGGATCGATTGCGATGATCTTACTCCTGTTCATGCTCTCGCTTACTCCTTTCGCTCTCGCTGGCACACCCCTTGAGGCACATCGCGGCAAGCTGAATTGCCTCATATGCCAGCAGCATCGCACGCCTTTTCATGATATTAAACTGAGCCGTGCAGTTTAGGTTCTCCTTCGTCATGTTCCACAGGTTTCCAATGTGGTACTTGAACTCTTTCAGTTCATCTTCCGCCTCTTCCATCTCTTCTTTGATGACAGCATAGGCTTCGTGATTGCTGGCAAACAGTGGATAATTTTCGTTTGCTGCCCGAAGTTCATCGGCAACCAATTGTGTCACTCCGCTCTTTAACGTCTTCGAAATCATAGCACCAACCCTCCTGCCTCGTTCTGCTGGTGTGTGCACTGCATCAATCGCACTGCCTGATATTGCCCATAACTCATACCTGCCTGCCGCGCCTCCGCATTCAGCCGCCAAAGCGGTTTCTTAGATTTTTGGGCTTCCTTGGCGGCTTTTTCAGCAGCCCTTGTTGCCTGTCTGTCTTTTTCCGTCTCGTTGCTGCGTTTTTTATAGCACACTCTGCTACAGAACTTTGCTCGCCTTGTGTTTCCGACAAACTGATTCCCGCAGTAGTCGCACGTTTTGATCACTTGCATGTCTTGCCCTCCAGTTTGCGTTCTACGAGTTCCATGATGCAGTAATTTGCCATATCCAGCAGTGTATCGTCGATAGATTCATCATGTACGTGCTGCTCGGATCCTTTCGTCAAGGTGTCGGATTCTTTCATCAAGGTGTCCAATCGGTTCAGTTTATCATCCAGCTGGATCAGGATCACGTTCGGATACCACGGGTATTTCTTCCTTACACGTGCAAACGAATCGCCGTAATCGGCGTTCTTAGCCATGTATATCTCATGCAATTTATTGCAGATTTCTGCATGCACACGCACGTTCTCCGGATCCTCTTGGAATTGCGTATTTTTCATGCTTTTCAAAATTTCTTCTTTTGTCATACTTATCTCCTTATCTTTCATACTCGTAAGGTTCCGGGAGCGGCATCCAGGCGATAATGTTCCTGCATCCAGTAACCGACCACCAGTCGTTCGGTCTGCTGTGTAACATCCCAAAATCCGTAAACCGTATTCCATCATTACCAACGGATGTAACCAATACATCTTTTGTTTCTTCCGGTAGCTTCTCGGTTGCCGGGATCCAACTGCTCCGTTCCATCGTTGCAACCGCCATGTTGTAGGCATCTGCAAAATCTTCCGTGTCGATTACTTCAATTTTATCGCTCATCAATATCTCTAGTGCTTCTTTTTTCGTCATACCTACTCACGCCCCTTTAATTTTCCCAACAGACGCATCCAGTCTTCTTCGTCACATTCCTCGCCGTATCCGAATGGTTCCTGCTGCTCAATGTCTTCGATCATGACGAGCCTGCATTGTTCTGACAGCTTCGGCATTTCCGCGATCACATAATCTACGGTGATCTTCACAGCGTATGTCCGTCGGCCAAGCGCATACCTAACAGCGAATATTATTATGCTCTCATAATCAGTCATTTCTACCACTTCCTTTCAAATGGTCATTTTCATTTGCGCATTAAACTCCTTGATCCGTCCCTCGGCCAGTTTATGGTAGTGCTGGTCGATTTCAAATCCGAGATACTCAAACCCCATGTCGATACAGGCGATGATGCTGCTACCTGATCCGACGTGTGTGTCTAAAATTTTGAAACCGGGTTTCGCATAGGTGTATAGGATCCACTTGTACAGCTCTATCGGCTTCTGTGTCGGATGGATCCGTTTCTCGTTTAGACGCTTATCGCCGCGCTGAACTGCACCGTTTAACATGGATGAACCCTGCATCATTCCGTTCCACATATAGCGGAACAGGCGCACACTGTCATGTAAACTGCAGTAGGCGATCTCACAATCTGAAAAGCTGCTGCCGCCATTGACTTTGTCCCAGACGATGCGGCCGGGCCCAAACGGATAGTTGAAATAGTTGCAACCCCAGACAATCTGCTCTTTTGATACCCGGATCAGTTCGTCGAAATATTCCGCGGTCGGGACTGTCCAGTTTTCAGATTTTTCATAATGGCGCTGCACGCCGATCGGGCTGACCTGCCGTCCGTAAAACCCTCGGCGCTCCGGGCCGGAAAAGTACGGTGGATCCACAACCGCCAGATCGAAAAATTTGTCCGGGATTTCTTTCATCCCGTCCATGCAGTCTTGGTTATAGATTTTGTTCAGATTCATGTTGGTGCCATCCGGCCAGAACGGATCCCGCTCACTTTTATCTTTCATAGCTTCTGTCTTTCCTTTTCCATTCTTTCTCGCTTGTAATCGTTATACTTTGCCCGGTACTCGTAGCTGGCTCCAAAAATGTTCCATGCAGCCTTGACGACGTTCGGCTCATACGGCCGAATCTTTTCCAGATCCTCGACCGCCTTATAGGATATTGGGCAGCCGCAGCAGCCTGTTCTGGCCAGTCCATACACTTCGTATGCGTCGGAATACCGGATTCCATAGTGGTCCTTGTACCACGCCTTGTCTGCATCGGACACATAGTACAGCGGACGAAGTCTGAACTGCCCGTCTGCCGTTTCTGCGAAGCACATGGCTGTGCAATCCTTTCGCGGAACCGATCGCAT